CGACCTACGACATCGAGATCCGCAAGCCGCGCAACCGCCCGTACCCCATCCCGTAAGGAGACTCCTTCGTGGCCCTGAACGACAACGCCACTCTCGTCATTGGTAGTGGTAACTACCTGACCGCCCCCGTTGGTACCGACCTCCCCGACGACCTGCTCGTCCCGACCTCCCCCTGGTCGAGCGTGGGTCACACCTCGCTGGAGGACATCCTCTCGATCGCCTCCGAGGGCGGCGAGGCCACCACCATCGGCACGCTCCAGAACAAGAGCCTGCGCACCAAGTACTCGGCCCGTACCGAGACGATGACCTTCACCCTCCAGCAGTTCGACATCCCCGGCCTGAAGCTGTACTACGGCTCCAACGCCCCGGTCCTGCCGAACGGCACTGTCGGTGTTCCGACCGAGCCGACCCCGACGAGCGCCGCGTTCCTCGCGGTCTTCGTGGACGGCGAGAACCACTTCGCGTTCTACGCCCCCAAGGCCGAGATCTACCGTGCCGACGACGTGTCCTTCGGTGACACCGAGTCGCTGGCCGGCCTGCCGATCGGCGTGAAGCCGATGGCCTTCGGCTCCAACACCTACACCTACGCGATCACCCCGCTTGGTGCAAGTGTCGCAACCGGCGCCTCCGCTGGTACGCCCGGCTCCTTCACCCCGGCCGACTCGACCGTTCCGGCGAACCTGGCTGCGATGGCTTCTGTCATCGCGACGCCGACCTCCGCCTGGACCACGGGCCAGAACGTCGTTCTCGGCGACGCCTCCACGGCGCACTGGGACGGCACTGCCTGGGTCTCCGGCGCTGCCTGATCAGAGCCCATCTGATCCTCCCCGGTGTGCAAGTGGTGCGGACCTCCTTGCACACCGGGGGCCCTTCGGGGCTCTTCGTTCGACGGTCCGCGATCTGTTCACCCCACCTACTTGGAGGTCCGCAACCCCATGGCCGCTTTCTCTCTCGACAACATCCGTGCCGCCGCTGAAGCGAAGTACGGCTCCACCGACATCGAGCTCGGTGACGGCTTCGTCACCCGACTGCTCAACCCGCTGCGCCTGCCGAAGGAGAAGCGCGCCGAACTCCTGAAGATCCAGGAGAAGCTGGACGGCGAGGACGTGGACCAGGAGCAGGTGCTCGCTGACGCGATCCGCCTGGTCGCCGAGAACGAGACGGCGGCCGAGAAGCTGCTCGGTGAAGTCGGCTCCGACCTCGCGGTCCTGGCCCAGATCTTCGCCTCGTACAGCGAGGGGACCCAGGTGGGGGAAGCCTCGGCCTCGCAGAGCTGATCGACAAGTACGGCGAAGGCATCTACCCCGACCTGCTTCTCCATTACGGAGTCGACCTCACTGAGGTGATCGCAGGTCGGGGGCCCTCGCCGGCCCTTGTCATCGCTCTGATCCAGAGGCTGCCAGACACATCCCTCACCATCGCCCTCGCGTCGGGCGGCCGTGAGCATCTCGGCTGGGGCATCGACCGCCACATGCAGGCCGACATCTTCGACGCGATCAACCAGAACACCAGGGCCACCGGCCAGTGGGGCAAGGGCAAGGCGCCCAAGATCCCGGCGTGGCCCCGCCCCAAGCCCGCGAAGAACACCGCGGGGGCCGAGGGCAAGAAGGGTCGCCGCGTCTCCGTGGCTGATCTCTACAACAAGTTCAACGCCAAGCGGAGGTAAGCGATGCCCCAGGGTCAGGTGATTGGACGCGTAAGCGTCCGCGTCCTCCCCGACACCAGCGAGTTCCGCAGCAAGACGCGCAAGGCGCTGGACAAGGAGGAGAAGAACCTCAAGGTCGAGGTCCAGGTCATGCCCAACATGGCTGGCTTCGAGCGCCAGTTGCTCACCGAGGTCAGCAAGATCAGCCAGCGCAACCGCCAGTCGGACGCGCGCAAGGTGAAGATCTACACGCGGATCGACACCTCGACCATGTCCGGCGAGCTGGCCAAGGCGATCCGGAAGTACTCCGACAAGGCCAAGACCGGCAGCAAGGTGCAGCTCCAGTCGGAGCTCGACGCGGGCGACATCAAGCTGAAGATCAGCGACCAGTCGCTGCGCGACATGACCAAGCAGCTCGACGACTGGCGCGACAAGAACTCCCCGCAGACGATCAAGATCAAGCCGGACATGTCTGCCGTCAGCGGGGCTGCGACCTCGGCCCGCCTCGGCATCCTGACCCGGCCTCGCACGGTCTCGATCGTCCCCGAGCTGAACAACGCCGCGGTCGCCAAGGTGGCCACCGCTCTCGCTGCGCTCTCCGGTGTGCGTGTGCTGAACAAGCTCTTCCGCGAGTTCGGCGACATCCTGTCCAACCTGGACAAGAGCGTGCCGCTCATCGGCTCCCTGGCCACCGCAATGGCCGGCCTCGCTGGCGTGGCCCTCGCTGGCGCGAGCAACCTCTTCGCGCTGTCGGCATCGCTGGCGCAGATCGGACCAACTGTCGCCCTGCTGCCCGGCCTTCTGGGCGGCTTCGCAGTCGGCATCGGCGTCACGATCGCCGCACTGAAGGACTTCAACAAGCAGATCCCCGAGGTCAAGAAGACCCTCTCGGAACTCCAGAACGTAATCAGCTCGAACTTCTGGGACAAGGCCCGCGCTCCGATCAAGGAGATGGTCGACTCCCTGCTCCCCGCCTTCCGCAAGGGTGTTGCCGACACGGCCACCCAGCTCGGCGGGTTCTTCGGCTCCTTCGCTACGAACCTCGGTACGTCGCTCGGCCCCGCGTTGGGCCAGATGTTCACCGACCTGTCGTCGTCCATCACCATCGCGACCGGTGGAACCAAGGCGTTCGCCGACATCATCGCCACCCTGGGCAAGGTCGGTACCTCCTACCTGCCGCAGCTCTCGCAGTGGTTCGTCAACATCTCCAAGCAGTTCGCCGACTTCCTGAAGGCGAAGGGCGAGAACGGGATCAAGGCCGAGGTCGACCAGGGCATCCAGGCCCTGAAGGATCTGGGCGGCGTCCTCTACAACGTCTACGGCATCCTGTCCGGCGTCGCTCGCGCGGCGACTGAGGCGGGCGGTACGTCGCTCGGCACGCTGAACGACGCACTGGCCAGCATCCACAAGACGGTCGACTCCAAGGGCTTCCAGTCCGGCATGACCGACGTCTTCAAGGCTGCGCACGAGGCGATGAACAACATCGCCACGACGTCCGGGCCGGCAGTCAAGAACCTGTTCATCGAGCTCGGCTCGCTGCTCACGACGGTCCTCCCGAAGGCCGGCGAGATCATCGGTACGGCGCTGGCCGCGGTGGCTTCGGCCCTCGCTCAGCCTGCTGTCACCGAGGGCATCTCGGCCATGTTCGACGGACTGCTCGGTGCGGTGCAGGCCCTCGCTCCCGCGATGGCTCCGCTCGGCCAGGCGCTCGGCGCGATCATGCAGGTCGTTGCCGCGATGCTCCCGGTCTTCGGGCAGCTCGTCTCGGCTGCGATCATCCCGCTCGCGGGCGCCTTCTCGACGCTGGCTCCGCAGCTCATCCCGATCGTCCAGCTCCTCGGCGGCGCGCTGACGCAGGCGTTCCAGACGCTGGCTCCGGTCATCCAGCAGATGGTCCCGATCGTCGGTTCCCTGCTGGGTACGGCGTTCCAGTTCCTCGGCACGATCCTGCCCCCGATCGCTGCGATCTTCGGGCAGATCCTCCAGGCCGTGATGCCTCTGGCGTCCGCCCTGATGGACGCGCTGGCTCCGATCCTGCCCGTGCTGGCTCAGGCGCTGACGACGATCTTCACGGCCCTCCAGCCGGTGATCGCCATCGCGCTTCAGATCATCTCGGCAGTCATCCAGCCTCTGCTTCCGATGCTGTCCGAGGTTGTCCAGGCTGTCCTGCCTCCGCTGGCCGACGCGATCTCTCGCGTGGTCGAGGCGCTTCAGCCGTTCCTTCAGGCACTGCTCGCGGTCGTCAACTTCCTGATGCCGATCCTCGTGCCGGTGCTCCAGTTCATCATCGAGATCCTGGCCGGCGCTCTCGTCGCCGCGATCAACGGTGTGGGCCTGGTCCTCGAAGGACTCAAGGGGTTCTTCGTCGGAGTCTTCGACTACATCGCCGGCTTCTTCAAGATCTGGTGGGGCCTGTTCGACGGCATCTTCCACGGCAACTGGGACACCTTCAAGGAAGGGTTCAAGCAGCTCTGGGAAGGCATCAAGGGGATGCTCAAGGGCGTCTGGGACACGATCCTCGGCGCGCTCGAAATCTTCCTGAACGTCGGCATCCTCGGCGCTGCCGGTAAGGGCTTCAAGGCGATCGGCGCCTTGTTCAAGTCCGCTTGGGCTGCGATCAAGGGCACCTTCACCGGAGCCTTCGCTGCGATCCGCGGCTACATCGGAGTGTTCTTCACTGGCGCTCGCGGTCTGGTCTCGGACGGAATCGCGGCCATCGGCCGGTTCTTCTCTACGGGTTGGACCACGATCCGCACGGCCACCACGACGGCCCTCGGCAAGCTCGTCTCTGCTGTGGGTGAGTGGATCGGCAAGGCCATCACCAAGGTCAAGGAGCTGCCCGGTAAGGCGAAGGCCGGACTGAGCTCGCTCGGGTCGACGCTGAAGAACGCCGGTATCGAGCTCATCAAGGGCTTCATCTCCGGTATCACGTCCATGTTCAGCTCGGTCAAGAACAAGCTCGGTGACCTCACCAACAAGCTGACCGACTGGAAGGGCCCGCTCCCCAAGGACAAGGTCCTTCTCTACAACGCCGGTGTTGTGATCATCAAGGGTCTGATCAAGGGCCTTGAGTCGCAGTTCAGCAACGTGAAGAAGAGCCTGACTGACCTGACCTCCCTGATCGGGAAGGCCAAGCTCAGCAAGGCCGTGACCGCCAAGGTCAAGGCCGATCAGGCGCAGCTCAACAAGCTGCTCGGCTCGTACGAGAAGCTGAAGGCCAAGGTCGACGACGCCAAGAAGTCCCTCGCGGACCTCAAGAAGGCGAAGGCCGACTACGCGGCGAGCATCGCGCAGAAGATCATCGACGACGCCAACGTCACGAACATGGAAGGCGGCTTCACCGGGATCATCGAGCAGCTTACGCAGGCTCGGGATCAGGCGAAGCACTTCGCTGACGTGCTGGCCAGGCTGAAGAAGCTGGGCCTGAACTCGGAGATGTTCGATCAGCTCGCGCAGGCCGGCCCCCAGGCTGGCATGGCTGCGGCTGAGGCGATCCTCGGTGCGGGTGCGGCTGGCGTCAAGCAGGTCAACGAC